GCTATATTGTTTATTATTTTATAATACAATATGCTAATAGTCTTAAGTAATGATAACTTGATATATTAAATAAATAATGCTATGATTAGCCAGAGGTAATAAATAAATAAACATAGGAGGATAACGATGGAGCCAATACGATTCACTGGTAAACGGAACAAGCGATCCTTGCCCATATGGGAATATCGCTGTCATTGCGGAAAGGTGTTCGAGGCATTAAAACACAGCGTACGTTACGGTAACACTAAATCATGTGGTTGTCTCAGACGTAAGCACGCACAAACAATTGGGTTAGCAAGGGCACAAGAGCATACTACATCGATCTATGATGATCATGCTCTACAAGCAATCCTTAGGGCAGTATGACACATTAGGAGGAAATACAATGTTAGAATATTTTGAATTCGGGTTAGCAGTACTAGGCTATGGTCTATTCTGGGCCTTAACGATAGCTCTGCTGGTTCTGCTGGTAGCATACATCGGCAATAAACGCTTCTAAGAGCTTAATTAGCCCTAGGAGCTAGTCAGGTATAGGCTGGTACCTTATCTCTTAAATTTGGTACCTTAAATTCGATTATAGACAGGATTTAGAAGCATGACAGAGAACAAGATAGATAGATACTTCACGAAAGATGTTGACATTTTCACTGTACCGGGCTATTATGCCCTTAAGCAGTATGTACGCAAGGATGTATTCAGCATCCCTACGACAGATGGCAAACATGTATTCGTACCAGATAGAGGAGGTAAATTATCATGATTCAGATTAAAGCCAGTAAAGATAGAGATTTATTTATTCGTCTGATCGAGGCTACTCATACTAAACTTACTCATTTTCATAGTGAGGATCACGATCTGTACCAAGAAGGTCTTGATGATATGAGATACTTATTAATCAAACACTTGAAAGATAGTGAGGAGCATGAATAATATGTGTGTAGTATTCTTTGTATTACTTGCAGCACTAGCCTTAATTTATTGCGAATAGATAGAGGAGATTAATATGTTAATGGTATTTGTACTAGTAGCATTACAAGTATTAGTCGTTATGATTGTACTTAACTCAGGACGTTGAACACAATATTGTTTAATTAACACTGATAGGAGAATAGAATGAATAGACTTAACGATGCTGCTGAGTATGTTAACGTCAACCACTTCTACACAGACTCTACTAATTTGTATTCTGACGAGAATGTTGAGGTTTCCAAGGCAGATTTACAGGTATTGAGAGATAAACTTACTCAAATAACCTCGATAGTGGATGATTTATTATATAAATAACTTGCATATAATTTAAATTGTGCTATAATTACATCAAATAGGAGAATAACATGAGTAAATTTACATTAACACACTTAGAATATATGAAACTTAAGGGAATTGCTGAGATGTTAGGGATGGAACTGGAGTATGACGAAGATGGTAACCTTTCACAGGACATGATTGCAGGATTTAAGGCAGGAGGCTTACTAGGAAAGACAACCTCATTAGACAAAGCAGTTGATGTACTCAGTGAGGTAACTAAAGGTACAGACATTAGCATTAGACGCAAGTAAGAAGGTACTAAAATGACTGAGACTAGAGATAAAACAATTACAAGCTTACATAGCAAAGTAGGTTTGATAGCCGATAGGATTAAAGCCGTATTGCCTAAAGATTATTATCCTATCTCAGTTACTTTAGATGTTAATGAAACTTCATATAATGCTTATTGCTTTAGTGAAGAGACTGAATGGTTTGAACCTGCTATCGTAATTGGTATTAAGATGGTTGAAGGTCAGACTGATGAATATATTGCTTCAGTACTAGCTCATGAGTTCGCTCATATTGTATTAGGACACGTAAGCAATCCAGTCAAAGGTAAACATGCCAGCAAACAGAGAGAACGAGATGCTGATTCATTAGGATTATACTTCTTTACGATGGCTGGATTTGACAAGAGCAGATACATTGATTCATATGACTTCGAAGAGGCTGAGAATCCAAGTGGCTATTATCCTTCATTTGCTGAAAGGAAGAAGGCCATATACACATTACTGAGTGATCTATATGTATAACGACAACCAAACACTATTTAACCGCATCAACAAGTTAGCTACCAAGGCTCAAGCAGCTTTGATTAGTGCAACCATCGAAGATGATAAGGAAGCAGCATACTACTGGACAGGACGTCTTCATGCCTATCAAGACATCATGGATAAGCTACTCAAGGACGAGTAAAACCCTCAAATAGTATCCTCTCACCGCCCTATTCCGCAAGGCTGCCGGGGTACGTCTCTTAGCAAAATCAAACACATGCCGTCACATTACGTCCTATAATGCCCCTAATAACGTCATTACGCCTGGTTATTTAGGCCGCTATCATAGCATACCGTAGCAATTTGCACAGGTTATAGGGCAGTTTATGGCGGTTTAGGGGAACTTTGCAGTCAGGCGGACCCTGCAGAAACAATTAAGACCCCCCACCGGTATTTTCGGCCAGGCGGATGGGCGGGGGAGGGTGTTTTATAAAGTGAAATGAGGGTATGCTTTGGTATCTATATTGTGACCAGGTTTCTAAACCCTCCCTAACCGCAAGGTCCATCCCGGCCGCCACACAACACACCAGCTGTTTGTGCAACCCAGCAGACCCAGCAGCAAGGCGGACCGCACGGTACCGGACTGTAAGATGCAACTATCTATTGACACAATCCGAACTGTACGGTATACTAGTGCTATAGGTGACAGTTTACGTTATTGTTTTGTGTGAAAGAAAAGACTTGACACAGAGCTAAAAATGTGATTTAATACTTCACTGTGCCTCCCCGCAATAGGGCACATAAACACATACAGAAATCCGCCGTATTTGCGCCTGTTCAGGCCATGCGGTGCCGGCATCCCTCCTTAGGCCGGAGTCCGCTGCGTACTGATCGCAGCCCTTATTCAAAATACTCCGGATGTTCTTCCTCTGGGCTTGCTCAGTGATCAGATGCCGGAGTTATACATTACCTGAGGGATTACTATAATGTTACCAACTGTACTCACATCGGCCTTAGGGCTCGTTGGAAAAGGCTTGAATGCCTTCTTCGGCTTCAAACAAGCACAGGGAGAGGCTGTCACAACAGCAATTAACGCCCTAGGACAGGTATCAGACTCTGATTCTAGTTATGCAAATGCATCATCTAACGCTATTCAGGCCGTATACTCCGGAGGCCCTTTAATAGAGAGGCTTTGGAGACCCGCTTTGATGTGGGTTATCCTCGTTATGGTTGTAGGGAGATGGTTTGGATGGGATGCATTGTCAGATTTACCTGCTTCTGAGATATCAAGAATATATGATTGGTTAGAAATAGGCCTTATAGGCTATATTCCGTTACGATCATTCGAGAAAATAATGAGAGGATTCCAAGTAGGTAGTATTCTGAAGACTTTTGTTGGTAAAAAGATGGTTTAAAACAAATGACAGAAGAAATAAAGAAAAATAAAGGCGGTAGACCAGTCGGTGGCCGTTCAAAATATAAAAAACACTTCCCAGATTTAGCATTTGAGACCCTTAAAAAGGGCGGTTTAAAGTGTCATGTAGCTGCAGCCTTTGGGGTGCATCATGAAACACTAGATATATGGCTTAGAGACCCTAAAAAGCCCCTGTTAAGGGATGCTTTCAATAGAGGGATGGCTCTTAGTGAAGCTTTCCATGCTAACAGGCTTATGGACATAGCTACTAGCGGAAAAGGAAACGTGTCCGCACAGCTTAGAATCATGGAATGGGGCTTTAAGTGGAAGAATATAACTACAGTAGAAGACTTAACTGTAGAGAAGAAGATGACGGACGATGACTTAGACCGTCGAATCGCAGAACTAACCAAATCGAATAACGTAGTGTCGATAAAGAAACAGGGTTAACGAAATGTCGGTAGAATCTAAAGCAGAACTATTAAAGTTACTTGAAGAAAAAGCTCGCCGAATCAAATACAATCAAATTGAAACGATGTTTCCGGATGAAGGTCCTCTAAGAAGAGAACTCTATCCTAAACATCTTAGGTTCTTTGCAGCCGGAGCCACTCACATGCAACGCGGTGTGGTTTCAGCTAACCAGACCGGTAAAACAACAGCAGGGTGTACAGAGGATGTATATCACGCAACTGGATTATACCCACATTGGTGGGAAGGACGTAGGTACGAACGAGCAGTTACTATCCTGATAGGAGCTGACCGAGGAGACACATACCGCGATAGTATCCAGAGAAAGCTTCTAGGACCTCCTGGTGATTTCGGGTCAGGACTGATCCCTAAGCATACATTGCTAGAGACAAGACCGTTACAAGGTACTCCTGGTGGTGTAGGTCAATATTTTATAAAGCACACATCTGGAGATACTTCCCAGATAGTAGTCAGAACATATCAATCAGGACGTACAGCGTTTGAAGCTATGGTTCTTGATGTAGCTCATCTCGACGAAGAGTGCCCAAGAGACATTTACTCTGAGGTATTAACCCGAGGTGTGTCTAAAGATGATTTTATTATTTATTCAACGTTTACGCCTGACTCTGGTTTAACAGACACGGCGATTTACTTCTTGGATGGAAAGGATACTCATAACAAACATGTTACAAGAATAACATGGGATGACGTACCTCACTTATCTAAGGAAATGAAAGAACGTTTATTGGCTTCTTACTCACCACATGAACGTGAGTGTAGAAGTAGAGGTGTACCGTTCCTTGGTCGAGGTGCTGTATACCCAGTTCCACACAGTATTGTATTCGTGGAGCCCTTCAAAATACCTGAGAATTGGCCTCGGGCATACGGCTTTGACGTCGGTCTTACGATGACGGCAGCCATTTGGGGGGCTTACGACGAGTTTAATGATACTTGGTATTTATATGCCGAGCATTACCTAGGAGAGTCAGTTCCGTCCGTACATGCGGATGCTATCCGGTCAAGACCAGATGGTAAATGGATAAGAGGGGTTGTAGACCCTGCATCTCATAGACGAGAATCAGACGGTAGACAGTTGTACGAGAAGTACATAGAGTTAGGATTAGACTTAACTAGCGCGAAGAATAGAGTTACAGGACAGGATAGCGGTATAACAGAGGTATACCAAAGACTAGCTTCAGGACGACTAAAGGTGTTTAACACACTAGGTCACTGGAGATCAGAGTTTGAGGTATATCGAAGGGATATGAATGGAAAGATTGTTAAAGAAAGGGATCACTTAATGGACGCAACCCGTTACCTGATAATGAGTGGGCTAGGTGTAGCAACAACTCCTAGAGAACTATATGACGATTATCGCTCAGACAGTGAGCACGAACGCCGCGGAAGGGGCAAGAGTAGAATTGGAGGGTACTAATGGCTAGAAAGAAGAAAAAGCTAGATATACTAGATTTATACGCTTCTAGAAATATATGTGAAATGCTCTCAGGCCGAGAGTTAAGTGCTATTGGATCATTAGTTAATGCAGAGTTTGATATTGACAAACTTAGCGTAGCTGAATGGGAAGCAATGGCTGCAGATGCTATGGATATCGCTAAGCAGGTGTATCAAGAGAAATCAACACCTTGGGAAGGAGCAGCTAACGTTAAATATCCATTGATATCTAATGCCGCTATACAGTATGCTGCTAGAGCCTACCCAGAGACTGTTCAACCTGGTAAGGTCGTTCAAGTAACTGTTCTTGGTAAAGACCCAACAGGTGAAAAAGAAGCTAAGGCACAACGGGTAAGTGACCACATGTCAACCCAGCTGTTAGTAGAAGACCCAGAATGGGAATCCGATTACGACAGACTTCTACATGTACTCCCTATAGTAGGTTTAGTATTCAAGAAGACATACTGGGATGAACTGGAACGTCGTAATAGAAGCATTATGTGTGCTCCTGAAGATATAGTTGTTCATAGAGACATTAAGTCTATTGAAACAGCTCGAAGAGTTTCTCATATTCTAAAGCTATCCAAAAATGACATCGTATCAGGTGTTCGCTTTGGTATATATGATGATGAAATTCTTAAGACTATCTGTAAGACAGACGAAGAAGTAGATAGACAAGCTGAGGACGAGTCGTTCAGCTCAGATACATTAGAAGAAGTACAGACAATCATCGAACAACATAGATGGTTGGATTTAGATAAGGACGGGTACGAAGAACCTTACATCGTTACTATCCATAAAGCATCAGGAATTGTATTACGTATATACAGATGCTTTGAACTAGAGAACGTAGAGGTTAATGAGAATGGAGACATCTGGAAAATTAAGAATGAATCTTACTTCACAGACTTCCACTTCTTACCGAGCCCAGATGGTTGTTATCATAGTATAGGATTAGGGCAGCTTTTACTGCCTATTAACGAGACGATCAACACAGTAATTAATCAGCAGTTAGATGCTGGTACTAGAGGCAACTCAACAAGTGGTTTCTTGGCTAGATCATTCAAGACTAAGTCAGGCGATCTAGAGTTAGCTCCTAATGAGTTTAAAGTATTAGACGTACATCCTGAGGACTTGAAAGACGGTATATTCCTTCTTCCTAACGTTCCTCCTAGCCCAGCACTATTTCAGTTACTGGGATTGATGATCCAGTCAGGTAAAGAACTAGCAGCTGTTAGTGATTTGATGGCCGGACAGAAGGATACTAAAGATACAGCACCTACTACTGTGGTTGCTATGCTAGAACAAGGCTTAAAGGTATATTCTTCGATCCAGAAAAGGCTACGAAGATCGCTACGAAAAGAGTTCTTAAAGTTATATAAGTTAAATGGTAAATACTTGGATGAAGTTAAAGAGTACAAAAAGGTACTAGCTAGCGACATCATTACTAAAGAAGATTACAACGATGATTCTTTAGATATTTTACCAATCAGTGACCCTGCTATGAGCTCAGACGCTTTACGTCTAGCTAGAGCAAGAGCTCTGATGGATACTTTACCTGTTATACCTGTTACAGGGCATAACGAAATCATAAGGAACTGGTTAGAGGCGTTACAAACACCACAAGCGCAGATTGATAAAATCATTCCTCCGCAAGACCCGAATGCAGCTCAACAAGCTGAAGCCCAACAGGCTCAAGCTCAACAACAAGCTGCTGCTCAGGCCATGATGGAGTCTGAACTTAAGGCGTTGGAGCTTCAAATTAAGGAATTAGGGACGAAGGCGCAGGCTGGTCTAAATCAACAGCTTATTGAAGAGTCAAGAGCTCGTATCGAGAATATGAGAATACTGGCTACAATTAAGCAACAGGATGTAATGGCTAAAGACATAAGGGATCACGTTGATCTAAGTATCAAGGCTGTAAAGAAAATAGAAGAACTTAATAAACTAGAGGAGATGACAGACAATGGCATTAGAGATAGAGAGTAAAATTGGACACCCACCACCAGAGTATGTATTGTTGAAGTTGAAAGGTCCTGAAGAAAAGACTAAGGGTGGTATTATCTTAACGAGAGAAACTGCAGATTATGATGCAGCAGCTGATTGTGAAGGTATTGTTGTTGAAGTTGGAGAGTTTTGCTGGAAGGAAGGCGCAGGCGACAAACCTTGGGTTAAAGTAGGCGATAAAGTTTGGTTTTCGAAATACCAAGGCGATCACTACGTATCCGGAGAGAAACACTACCGAGTCATTCCTTACTATAGCATAAGAATGATTCTACCTAAAGAAGAGTTTTAATTAATTAAATAAAGGTGCTTAATATGGCAGATGAAGAAGTAAAAGAGAGTATTCTCTTAGATGAGCAAACCATCGAAGATAACACAGGCATTGAGAAGGAACCTCTCATTGTAGAAGAGGAAGCTCCTGTTGTCGTAGATGAGAAGGAAGAAGTAGCTAAGTCAAAAGGCTGGAAGCCTAGAGAAGAGTTTGAGGGAGACCCAAAGGATTGGAGAGACGCTAAGACATTCCTAGAAAAGGGTGAGTTGCTGGATGCAATCAAAGCACTCAAGAAGAGTGATAAAGAAAATAGGGAAATGATTGAGAAGCTTAATAAGCACAATCAAGCGATAGAAGAGTTATCGTTTAAGAAAGCTTTAGCAGCATTAAAGGAAGAACAAAGAGCAGCTGTTGAAGTAGGTAACGTAGAAAGGGCAGCAGAGTTAACTGACAAGATTGTTGAAATGTCAGTTCCTTTAGTAGCTAAGCCCAAAGGACCAGAACAACCTGTGGAGTTGACTGAGTTCTTAGAACGTAACAAAGGATGGTTTAATAACAGCACACCAGAGAATGCGGCAATGTCAGCATATGCTACTCAGTTAGAGTCTCATATTGTTAAACAAGACCCTTCACTGTCTCCAAGGGATGTGCTAATGCGTGTTGAAGCTTCTGTGAGAACTAAGTTCCCATCGAAGTTTAGATCATCAGAGCGTGCTGCTCCTGCTGTACTGGCTGCAAAGCCTGTAGCAACTAGAGCATCTACTAGCTTAGATGGTTTATCAGAATTCCACAAAGATTTCATTCATACTATGAAACGTCGATACAGCAATTTTGACGTAGCAGGGTATGTTAAACAAATTCGTTCACTTGAAGAGGATAAACGATAATGAAAGATAGCAAAGACTCAGTAGTTGAGAGCGGTAAAGAGAGTAAAGCTGCGATAGTAGCAAAGAAAGAGATTAAACCTTTTAGAAGGGTGTCACTAGCAGAACAACGTACAACTGGACAGATTTCTATCCCTGGTTACTACGTATACACTGCGATAATTGATGATCCAGAAAGACCTGGACGTAAAGATCAATTATTAGAACGAGGATTTGTTCCTGTTTTACGTAGAGAAGTTTATGGCGAAGGCTGTGAACGACCAGATGAACATCACATCGTACCTAAGGGAGCCAAGAACGGCATGGTAATTCATGGTTTAGCTATGAAACAACCGATGGAATATCATCTAGAAGATACTAGAGCTAAAGAACAAAGAAACAAAGAACAATTAGAGTCTATAAACCCACGTGTTGAAAGTGGTGATCGTTTATTCGGTCGGTAATAGACTTAAACATTAAATCAATTAAAAGGTAATAAATAATGGCATACGTTTCCCGCCCTCGTGGTTTTGAACTACGGGACGCTTCTAAAGACGTCAGCGTGAACATGTACCTAGTAAAAGCAGACGACACCGCTCCTATTGGGATCGGCGACCCTGTTGCATTAGATACTGATGGTGTTGAACTTGTAAATGGCTTCTACATGCCTGTTGTACACCGTGCAGCCGCTGGCGAAGCAATTGTAGGTGTTATGGTAGGTTGTGATCCTTATATTGGACGCACAGAGTCAACTATCAATCTTTCACTCAAACACCGACCAGCTTCTACGAAAGCAGTTATTCTTGTTTGTGATGACATCAATGCAGTCTACGCTGTTCAGATGGACGCAGATGGTACTGATTTCACTGGCGCTGATGCATTCTTATACTTCGATCAGATTACTGCTGTTGACTGTGACTTAGTTACAGGTATTTCTAAAGCTGAACTAGATCAATCAACTGCTCATGCGACTGACGGACAATTCCGAGTAATCGGCATTGACAGGAAGATAAATAACGTGACTATCGAAGACAACGTAACTGTCTTAGTTAAGATCAGCAATACTTAATCAACTACTTAGGAAAAATATAAATGGCTTCTATCGTTCGGGGTGATTTTCCCCAACATCTTCTGCAATCAATGCAGATCATGGCTGGTGAAGAGTTTAAAGCACTCCCACTACAAACTGAAGGTCTATTCGAAGTTAAGAAATCAAATAGAGCCTCCGAATTAGGTGTTATGTACACCGGCGGTGATTTACCATCGCTTAAACCTGAGAGTGCTAGACTGGCTATGGACCGTCTGTCAGAACACTTCACAGTACGTGTAACCCACAAAGTATACGGTAAAGCATTCTCCGTTTCTATGGAAATGCTTGCTGATGATATACAAGGTAAGAGTGTACGTGAACTTATCTCTCTAGACTTGGCTAAGACTGCTGTTCAGAACTTAGACATATCCCGCACCGGTATATTGAACAACGCTTTCAGCGGTTCATATGTTGGTGGCGATGGAGTTGCTCTAGTATCAGCCAGTCATCCGTTGGGACGTGGAGGTACTTTCAGTAACCTACTATCCGCTGAAGACCTATCAGAGTCCAGCTTAGAAACAGCTTTAATAGCTGTTGCTGCTATGGTTGACAACGTTGGTCGTGTAATGCCTGTTAATGCAAAGAAACTGATCATCCCACCAGGTGAGATTTTCAATGCTGCTCGAATCCTTAAGACCGTCGGTCGTCCAGGTTCAGCTGACAATGACATCAATGCTATCCGTGCTTCTGGCATGATCAGCCTTGATCCAATGGTTAACAAGTACCTTACTGATGCAGACGCATGGTTCATCCTAACCGACGTACCAAATGGTCTTATTCACTTCGATCGTACACCGTTCACTTTAGACACTGACAAAGACTTCTTGACCAAAGACCTTCTGATCTCTGGTCACCAAGAATTCAGTCACTTCTGGATTGATCCTCGTTGTATCCTCGGTAACCAAGGCGCGTAACAACAAAAATACAGATGCAGGGGGCTTAACGGCTCCCTGTCCTTGTTCAAATTTCAATACCTCTAAACTCTTCGTTAAAAGGGTAGCGGACTAAGGATGATCTTAATGCAGGAGAGATATTGAAGAATCAATATAAAGGTAATAAATAAATGGCAGCAACACATTTTAAGGGTCCAGTCGTTTCCACAAACGGCTTCACCGGTGATATAACCGGTGCAGTTACAGGTAACATAACTGGAAACGTTACGGGTAACATATCAGGTGGTACTGTAGCAGGCTCAACTGTAACAGCATCCACATCGGTAATTCTAGGTTCAGTGGTAGAACTGAAAGCAACACAGGTAACGATAACAAGTGCTGAGTTATTAGCTCTTAACGCTACACCGAAGACATTGATAGCCGCTCCAGGTGCATCTTTGGCAATCCTTCCATTACATATTGTAGCTTACAAAGCAGCCGGTACCGCTTATGGTGGTATAGCAGCTGGTGAAGACATTGCAATTAAGTATACCAACGGTTCTGGAGCTGAATGTGCTCCTCAAATAGAAACGACTGGTTTCTTAGATCAAACTACAGCACAAACTCGCTTTGTGGCTGGTAATGCTGTGTCTGTAACTACTAACATCACTCCAGTAGCTAACGCAGCTGTGGTAGCTCATCTGCTAAGTGGTGAAATAACGACTGGTGACAGTGACTTAATACTACGTATTACTTACGCAGTTCTTCCTACTGTACTAGCATAACATAGTTTTTATCCCTCTGAACTATAAACCCGAGGGACCTAATTCATAAACAATTAAAGAGATTAAATAAATGGCAAATACCGTTACTGTAACAACTAAGATAAATGCCCCTACAAAGAAAGTTCTCTATGT